ACAACCAAGTGAATCTTCCATTGAGCGAAGCCTTGAAACTTATTGATGGTTCTGACTTTTCTTGTGAAATTCACTTCAACGCTAGTGCAAACAAAACAGCTAATGGTGTTGAATGTATTGTTTCACAAAAGGATACAGAGATTGGTAAACGCTTAGCGAAAGCCGTAACAGATGTAACTGGTTGGAAGTTACGTGGTACTAAAGGTGTGATTCGAGAAGAAGATTCAGCTCGTGGACGTCTAGCTTATGTTCAAGACAATGCTTGTATCCTTGAGGTTGCCTTTATATCTAACCCTGAAGAAATGGAAGTATTGCGCCAAGACTACATTGACGAATATGGCAACGACTTCCTGTACCGACAAGAAATACTGCTTGACTGGGGCCAAGCATCCACCGCCAGCTATTACGGTGAGATTATGAGTAAAAAAGATAAGGATGGCACCATAGGCGAGTGGGCGCATAACCCGGCCTATCCGGTGTTCACGGCCTGGGATCTAGGCCGGTCCGATAGCATGGTAATTTTATTCTTCCAGTATTTTAAGGGTAAGGTCCGGATTATAGATATGTACGAAACACATAACTTTGGTCTTGATAGCATCATACCGGTGTTACAATCCAAGCCATACAATTACGGCTGGCATTGGCTACCACATGACGGCACCGTGGCCAGCTTGAATGATAACGTCCAGCGTATAGCCTATCTGCATAGCAAAGGCATTAATAATGCTAGTACGCTGAAGCGCGAGGGCGTAAGCATCGGTATCGGCCGGGTGAAAGACTGGCTACCGGAAGCGCTTATCAATGATGGCATGACCAGCGGCCTAAGCCGTAAACTCCGTATATATAAGCGTAAGTTCAATCCTACCACCGGTGACTATATCGGCCCTGACCACAAGAGCGAGAGCCATATAGCTGACTGTACTAGATACCTGTTCGCCGCGGTTGCATTATTCTTCAACGAAAAGGGGGAGTTTATTTACTCCCCCGAGGACAATCAAACCGAGTACGCTAGCGACTTGGTTACTGTTCCTTTTTCTTAGGCTTTGGCCCTGGTTTAGCTGGCTCTACAGGAGGTGCCGGTTCATCCTGTTCAGGAGCCGGTGCTTCCTCTTTCAAGTCCGAAGTGTCAAGATCATCTTCGTCCACATTCTCGACTATAGCTTCAGGTTGAGTAGGCTTGCTACTGATGGCTTGCAGGTATTCCTCTTCAAACGGAGCTTCATTTTCGTCAGCGCGCTCCTGGGCGGCACGTAGCTGTTCACCATAGATGGCGTACAGAATTTGAGTGGTAGTAACTTTTTGACCACCGTTACGAGAAGTTAAAAACTCCATTTTGGTTTCATTGCGGCGGTATGCTTTTACCTTCTTGACCCATTCAGGTTCAAGGCGCCATCCGAAGTCCTGGTCACGTGAAGCATTAATGCCCATATCTGAGCTGTTTATATAAGCCTGGATCTGTGGCTCGAGCCGGGCGTAGTGTGTTTCGCCGGTCTTGATGTTATAGAATCCGATGCCTTTAGGTTGATTGTCGTCCATTGCGATTTATCCTTTCGCTAATTCTTTACTTACTTGTTGTGCAAAATCATTTGGATCATTGACCGGTGCCTGACCACCATCACCAGTTTCATCCATACGATCTTCGGCTGTGGGTTTAGGTGGCTCAGGAGTGGTACTAGGTGTCGGAGCGGTAGCTGGCTTCTTCTCGGCATACTCAAACGCCTGTTGGTAAGGTTCCAGGTAGAAGTCATAGTGGCCCATGACATCCGGGGCCGATAGAATCACGCCACGCTCTTTATCAACTTTGACTTGCTCCATCAGCTTATCAAACACCTTCTTTTGAATCGAAGGGTAAGCCTTAAATAGCGGCTCATACTTTTGCAGTACGGTCATTGAATCACGCCTGAAATTGACTGTGGTTTCGGCAATTTGCTTGGCATCACTCTTGATTTTCGATACCTGATTGTCGAGCTTATATTGCTCATTCATAAGCCATTGAGCGGCTTCTTCAGTGGACATTTCACCACCTGAAGCATCTACAACATCTTGTGGTGTACGAAGCTCCTTACCGGATTTTTCATCAACCAGAGTATTCGACAAGCCTTCAGGGTAATAAGCATCCAGCACTTCTTTAGCGGTGGTTTCCAGTTCTTTGCTAGAATTGCGCTCATTACTAAGCAAATCGCTAACTACCTGGCTAACATCGTCTTTGGTTAGTGGTTGCGGAGTTTCCGGGGTAGCCGGCGTTTCTGGAGCTTTAGGCGGTTCAGCGCCTTCTTCCGGTTTCTTCTCTGGATCTGTTGGGGTAGGAGGGGTTTCTTCAGGCGTTTTGGCCGGTTCGTCATCTTTTTTAGGCTCCTCTGCTGGCTTTGGTGGGTCGGCTTTTGGAGGTTCCGCGGCGGCGCCAGGCGTGGCCGGCGGTGTGCCTGGGTCGGTAGGTGGTGTTACCGGCTTTGGATCTTCGCCAAAACCTTTAAATGATTGCTCAAAGCCGTCATCATGATCTACATCTGACATTATACTAGCTCCTTTAATTTGTTATCTACTTCTGTCTTCACACTATTTAAATGGTGGACCACCTGTTTATGTACGGCAATTTGTTGAGTAGGTGTCATCTTAGCTTGCTCGGTAAGGTCAATAACATCGAAGCTGTTATGCTCGGCAATGGCTTCATTAAGGTATCTCTGAACTTCAAGCAGTACCCCTCTATAAGCCTGGTCTTCATCAGGCTCTTTCTCGTCTTCCGGAGTAGCAAACTCGGGAGCGGTGTAGGGTACGTCTTCTGTCTGTGACATAACTGCTTATGAATGTACGTTACTGAACAGGCGGTGTCAAGCCAGGTTCAGGTGCAACAGGGGCGGCTGGTTGCACATTATTTAACGCTGTCGCCAACTCGGGCGCAGTTTCATCGAGTAGTTTATCTTCAACCAGTTTCTTCTTAGCGACCGCTTCAGGATCGTTAGGATCGGTGGTTTGGCTTATGACAGTCACGGCATCTTGCAAGTCGCCGCGCTTCTCGTCAGTCCAGTCTTGCTTGCTCATAGTGGTATCAACGGTAACATCAATTTGCTGGATGTAGTCATAAAGCTGGTTCCAGTCCACTTTCAGGCCATTAGGACTATTCGGATCAGGGAAGGCATCAGGATTGATTCGTAAGATGTCTTCGCGAGTAGCATCATCAACATAAACTATGCCTTCACCGTCCTGTTCAGAGAGGTATAGATCCAGGCCAGAGATAATGTACTGGCACAAAAACTCTTCGATAATAGTAGTAATCTGCTGAATAGCATCGTCAATGCCCTGCTTCTGAGCCTGGGCGCCGGTACCAGTCTTAGATTCACCGATAGCACCAAGCGATTGACCGGGGTTCATGCCCATCATGTTTTGAATCTGCTTGGTAATTTCTTGGCTAATTTGAGGGTATTGCTGGCTGGTAGCAGTATCGAGTGTCAGGAGCGTTACCTTAGAGTTCGGGTCCGCGGAATTGATAACGCCGCCGCTCTTCAGAGCTGTAGCACCACTGAACACGCCTGTCTTGACCATCGTAGGCTTGCTGTTATATAGCCAGGTGGTGGCCACGTTCTGGCGCAGGGCCATCAGGAAGTTCTGATTAGGGCTGGCCAGGCGAACACGGCTATCACCAAAGGGCGACAATTCGGCCGGGTCAATGACCAGGAATAGTGTACGCGGATAACCGAACTTCGAGCGATTAGGCACAACACGGATTTCTTGGTTAATACTAGGACTGAAGGTGCAAATATCGTCATCTTTATCAAAGGAGTAGCGAGTAATAATGTCGTAAGTTTCAGCGTTAGCTTCAATCTTACTCTGTTCCATAGGGGTAATATACTCAGCGTAGTCAGCCGATCCGCTACTATCCGGGCCGGTAGCGATAAGCGCCTTGAGCGCCGGTATATTCCAGGTAGATACGGCCTTTTTGCTCTCTCGATCATAAATGTTTTGGAGCTTACCAGGGGTCATCTTGGTACGAATATAGAAGTAATTGCTATGGCTACCCTCTTGAACGCCTGGCTCGATAGCAAAGTCATTGAAGTGGATTAGCTTAGGCACAATACCGAACTGGCCATACATCTTAGTGCTACTCACTTGGAATACGTTAAAGCCGCGTGATAGTGATCCCCGGCCCCCTAAGTGCAGTATATTTACGAAGCCCTTACCAAAGGTAGTAGGATTCAAAAGTATTTTCTCTACCCGGTTTCGACAAACAATAGCTTCAACCGTACTCTGTGAACCATTAATAGCAACTGATACGTGCGGTATCTGCTTGACCGCAGTACGCATGATCTGACGTACAATGCCGGCAACAGTAGTGTCACCGATATTAGGATTCTTGCCACTGGCACCGTCATACTGAGCATTGGCTATAGTATCGAGCCGCTTGAAATCGCGGATAGCATTATCAACAAATTCCTTACCTTTTTGCCACTCATCAAGGTATCGTAAGATCCTCTGATCGGGAGTAACTTTTCCGTTTGATTTTGAGTATGCTTGTTCTGCCATAATGGTTATACTATATCACCTATCACGCCGATGTTCACGGCTTCAATGGCGCAATTGACTACATCAAATGATGTATTGTCAAGTTCGCTCCATACTTTAAATTTAGCTTCATTGACTACAGGGTTAGGTAATCTAATCCTACAGCGCTTAACAATCTTTTGAGTATCATTAGAATCACCACCGAAAGGCATCGGCGTAGACCAGTTTATTACACGGTTATTAAATGAGCGCCATAGCAATCGAGGGTTGCCCCAACCACCAAATAAGTTACGAGTAAATGAGCCATTGGTAAACGATTTTCGCTTAGTTTTAGTGCGGCCCTTTTTGTCTATATAAGACACTTCTATCCAGATCGTGCCTATAAAATTGGCCACATAGACCACAGCTTGAGTGCTTGCGAAGAATGAATTACGCGCCGTTGTAGCCGGCACCAAAGCCGTTTCAAGTGTTACTGGGAAGGCGGTAACGGTACCATCAGCTTCTTCATCTTCAGCCACGTAAGAATCAACCAGCTTGAAGAAGTGGTTGCCCTGGCGAATATACATAAAGCTGTCGCTATTAGGCGGTGATACCGGGCCTAACCAATCAACAGCCAGATCCCAAATATACCACTTCGGCTTCTGCTTGTTGGTCATGTCACGTACAAGAATTTGATTGTTATAGTCGAAGCCGCGTGAAGGCACCGCGAACATTACGAGGTTATTCCAGGCACCACCAACAATCTTATTAAAGTCAGCGTTTTTAATGGTGCCGTATGTACTTGATATTGGATCGCTAACAATTGAAGGCGACAGGACGTTTTGTAAGTCTTGCTCAGTCTTGATCGAGGTAATGCCATCGGATGATGGGAACTGAAGCTCACCCAGGTATGGCACCACGCCATATCGAGCATATACCGCGGAAGCGCCGGCGTTCAGCTCATCAGCGCCCCAGTATTGAAGCGTGGTGTTGCCGTAACTAAGTGTCTTCTGGCTAATAATCTGCTGTTTGGAAACACCCTCAGTACCCGAGAATAAGGCCAAGAGGTTCGGTATATTCTGGTTGTTACGGAAGCCTACAACAGAGGTA